TGGCGAACTCTATTCTTACTATCGACATGATCACCCGTAAGGCTCTTGAGATTCTTGAGAACAACTTGGTGATCACCCGTAACTGTAACCGTCAGTATGACGATTCTTTCGCTGTTGAAGGCGCAAAGATCGGCTCGACACTCCGCATCCGTCTCCCAGATCGCGCTCTCGTCACTGACGGCGCTGCTCTTCAGGTGCAGGATGACAACGAGCAGTTCACAACACTGACCGTTTCTTCGCAAAAGCACATCGGCGTCAACTTCACATCGGCAGAATTGACGATGCAGTTGGATGACTTCGCTGAACGTGTTCTCAAGCCTCGTATCAGCCAGTTGGCTTCCTCGGTCGATGCCGACGTTGCTAACGCATACAAGAGCATCTACTCGTCTGTCGGAACACCAGGCACGACACCTTCTACGTCGCTGGTTCTTCTTCAGGCACAGCAGAAGCTCAACGAGTATGCCGCTCCAATGAATGACCGTTACGCAACAGTTAACCCTGCTGCTAACGCGAACCTCGTTGAAGGCATGAAGGGCTTCTTCAACCCAGTTGACACCATCAGCCGCCAGTTCAAAAACGGCCTTATGGGTACAGGTGTTCTTGGCTACGACGAGATCAATATGTCTCAGTCGATTGTCCAGCACACGACTGGTTCGCGTTCGGCTTCGGACACGATCCTTGTCAACGGTGCTGTGACAACGCAGGGCCAGTCCACCATCAGCCTTGATGGCGGCACAGCTTCGGCTACGTTCAATGTCGGCGACGTGTTCACGATTGCTAACGTGTACTCCGTCAACCCACAGACCCGTCAGTCAACCGGCAGCTTGCAACAGTTCGTTGTGACCGCCGCTGCTACGGCATCTTCGGGTGCGTGGACAGACATTGCGATCTCGCCACCTATCTACACCTCGTCTAACGCTCTTGCTACAGTGGACTCGTTCCCTGCTAACAACGCGGCAGTCACGGTGCTTGGTGCAGCGTCCACGACGTACCCACAGAACCTTGTATATCAGAAGAACGCCATCACGCTTGGTTGTGCGGATCTTCTGCTCCCACAGGGCGTGGATATGGCATCTCGTCAGGTTCATAACGGCATCTCGTTGCGTATTGTTCGTCAGTACGACATCAACAATGACCGTATGCCTTGCCGTATTGACGTGCTGTATGGCTACTCCGTGATTCGTGCGCCTATGGCAGCTCGTATCTGGGGTTAATTTTTAACTCAGGGCATAACGCCCTGAGTTTTTCCTTTTTTCTTGTGGAGAATTACTATGGCTCTTCCTTCTGTAGGCGGCGGCTATCAGTTTAATGATGGCAATCTTGATGAAGTTAAAATGTCTGCTATACCGGTTCCGGCCACTGCGGTAGACAGCGCGACTTTGACGGTAAATCAGTTGATTAACGGCATTGTTCTTGGTTCGCCAACAACGACGGCAGCATATACGCTTCCGCTCGCAACGACCCTTGACAATACGTTGACCAACTCTAAAGCCGGTTCAACTTTCGATTTCCGTATCATTAACGTCACGGGTTCTGGCGTTATTACGGTAACAACCAACACAGGTTGGTCGATTGGCTCGTCTGGCTCGCAGGGTCTTATGACCGTTGCGGCGACTGCCGGTACAGTTCGTTCATTCCGCGCTCGTAAAACGAGTGATGGGGCTTGGGCGCTCTACGCGATCTCGTAATAAAAACGGGGCGGGGTAATTCCCGCCCCAATTTCAAAGGGCAAAAAATGCACATTCTTCTTGAACATCCGGTACACGGCAAAAAAATTGCTATTTCCGAAATGGAAGTTGAACACGATAAAGAACATGGTTGGAAACGGGTTAAAGATAAACCAGTTGATAACCAAAGCACAAATGAGTTAGAAGTACGTCGTCGTCGTAAGCCAGACGAGGCATAAGGAGCCACCATGACGACTACCGCAGGAGATCAAATCAACGGCGCTTTGCGGCTCATTGGTCAGCTTGCAGAAGCCGAAACACCTTCTGCGGCAACGTCTCAGGACGCTCTTGCCGCGCTCAATCAAATGATTGATTCGTGGAACACAGAACGACTGGCTGTCTTTTCTACGCAAGACCAAGTTTTTAATTGGCCGCCTAACGTCCTTAGCCGCACACTTGGCCCTTCCGGTGATTTTGTCGGCAATCGTCCGATACTTCTGGATGATGCCACATACTTCATCGACACGGCGTCGGGCATCTCTTACGGCATCAAGATTATCAATCAACAGCAATACGACGGTATTGCGGTTAAAACAGTCACTAGCACATACCCGCAAGTGATCTGGGTTAACATGACTTACCCCGACATTGAGATGTATGTGTACCCCAAGCCTACCAAGGTGCTTGAGTGGCATTTCATTTCTGTTGAAGAGTTAACAAAGCCTGCGTTGCTGTCCACCACCCTTGCTTTCCCACCGGGTTATCTTAGAGCGTTCAAGTACAATCTCGCTTGTGAAATTGCAGCCGAGTTTGGTGTAGAGCCTTCACCGCAAGTGCAACGCATTGCAATGACATCTAAGCGCAATCTGAAGCGCATCAATAACCCTGACGATGTCATGTCTATTCCATACGCAATTGTCGGAACTCGTCAGCGGTTTAACATCTTTGCGGGCAACTATTGATGCAAACACCTATCTTAGGCCAAAGCTATGTTGCTCGCAGTGTTAACGCTGCTGACAGCCGCATGGTTAACTTGTTTCCAGAGGCTACACCTCAAGCGGGCAAGACAGCGGGGTTCTTGAACCGCGCGCCAGGCCTTCGTCTGCTTGCGACCCTTGGTACTGGGCCTATTCGAGGGTTGTGGTCGCCTGACCCTAACGGGCTGTATGCCTACGTTATATCGGGAAATGCGTTTTACCGGATTGACACTAGCTATAACGTAGAGAATTACGGCTATGTTAGCGGCACGGGCCAAGTGTCAATGGCAGATAACGGGACGCAATTGTTTATTGCTTCCAACCCTGATGGCTACATCTTCAACATGACGACGTTGATTTTTGCGCCAATCACCGATCCTGATTTCCCCGGCGCTGTTACGGTCGGGTATCTGGACGGGTATTTTGTCTTCAACGAGCCTAACTCACAGCGCGTATGGACAACGGCTCTTCTTGATGGATCGTCTGTAGATCCGCTTGATTTTGCTAGTGCTGAAGGTTCGCCCGACGGCCTTGTCTCGCTTATCATTGACCACCGCGAGGCATGGCTGTTTGGTACGAACTCGGTCGAAGTCTGGTACGACGCAGCCAATGCAGGATTTCCGTTAACCCGTATTCAGGGCGCCTACAACGAAATCGGGTGCGTAGCTGCATACTCGGTCGCCAAACTGGACAACGGCGTGTTCTGGCTTGGCGGCGATGCACGCGGTGAGGGCATCGTCTACCGCACGAACGGATATACAGGCCAACGTATCTCAACGCACGCTATTGAGTGGCAAATTCAACAGTACGGCGATATTTCGGATGCTATCGGTTACACATACCAACAGGACGGCCACGCCTTCTACGTTCTGATCTTTCCATCTGCCGGCGCAACGTGGGTGTATGATGTTGCGACCGACAACTGGCACGAACGGGCTGCGTGGGTAAACGGGGAGTATACCCGTCATCGTTCCAACTGCCAGATGGCGTTCAACCATCAAGTTATTGTTGGCGATTACAATGATGGCCGTGTTTATGCGTTTGACTTGGAAACTTACTCTGATGATGACCAACCACAGCGTTGGCTTCGTTCATGGCGGGCTTTACCGCAAGACCAGAACACGCTTGTCCGTACAGCCCAGCACAGCCTTCAGCTTGATGCTGAAACAGGCGTTGGGCTTAACAGTGGTCAGGGCGATGCCCCCGAAGCCATGCTCCGTTGGTCGGACGATGGCGGGCATACATGGTCAAATGAGCATTGGTCGTCAATGGGCGCTATTGGTGCTTACGGCACTCGTACCTTCTGGCGTCGGCTTGGTATGACCAATAAATTGCGCGACCGAGTGTATGAGGTGTCAGGAACAGATCCTGTGAAGATAGCTATCGTCGGCGCAAATCTATTATTGAGCGGCTCAAGTGCCTAATGCAAACCGCGTTCCAACCACACAAGTCCCGCTAACAGACCCGACTACAGGATTAGTCTCCCGCGCTTGGTTTCGGTTTTTTGAAAACCTGAACACAATCGTAAGTGATGTCTACACGCCGACATTGACCAACACGACCAACATCACGTCTAGCACGCCTGCAATTTGTCAGTATTTTCAAATCTACAATGTGCTTACGGTAAGCGGTCAAGTTACAATACAGGCTACGGCTACAGGCGCGTGTAATTTAAAAATGACATTGCCTGTCGCCAGTAAATTTACATTTTCCGGTCAAGCCGCAGGCACGTTTGCTACGACCACCGCAGGCGGTACAGCGCAGGGCGCTATCTTGGCTGATATTACAAATGATCAACTTGAATTTCGGTTTACGGCTACGAATACAGCGTCAACGGTCTATTCTTTCACGGCTACTTACCAACTTGTGCAATAGTAAAAATCAATGTAGGGTGCGGCTATGGCAGTCATTCTTTCCCCTTTAGCCGGTGCAGGCTGGCAGTTCTTCGACGACAACGGCGATCCGTTGACGGGTGGACTGCTATATACTTACGCCGCGGGGACAACTACACCGCTTACAACATACACCGACAGCACTGGCGCTACGCCTAACACCAACCCGATTGTGCTTGATTCGGCAGGGCGCGTGTCAGCCCAAGTTTTTTTAACTACGGGTAGCAGCTACAAGTTTGTGTTGCAGACCTCGGCAAGCGTTACAATCTGGACGAAAGACAATATTGACGGGATTCCTGAGTCTAGCATCACATCGCTCCGCATTAATGGCTCAACGTCCGGCTATGTAGATTTGCAGACCGTTCCTATTGCGGGCGCAAACACAATTACGTTTCCTGCCGCTACTGGCACGGTTCTGTTAGACCCGAATACGGCGTTTACCGGCACGACGACATTTCAGACAATCTCGGCTACTAAAGACATCTCTGGCCGCACGCTAAACGCATCTGGTTCGATTACGGTCGGCAGTTATTTGTACGGTAGCGGCACGGGGCAGTTCAAAATTCCTGAAGGCACGACGGCTGAACGCGCAGGGTCGTTTACCGGCATTGGGTCGATCACAGGTACAACGCTTGCCCTTTCGTCTGTAGCCACAGGCGCGGCATATGTCGGCGCAACGATCACAGGTACGGGCGTAACCGCCGGCACGCGCATTACAGAGTTCTTGACCGGCACAGGCGGCGCGGGAACGTATACGGTCAGCGCGTCTCAGACGGTAGCGTCTACGACAATTACCGACCAAGCCGTGTCCGGCATGATGCGGTACAACTCAACGCTGTCTACTTTTGAAGGGTACAGCGCGGGCAACTGGGGTTCGATTGGCGGCGGGGCTACAGGCGGTGGCTCTGACGCTGTGTTTAATCTGAACGAAAAAATTATCACAACATCCTACACGATTGCCGCTACTAAAAACGCCAACTCTGTTGGCCCTTTAACCATTAACTCAGGCGCGGTAGTTACGATCTCGTCTGGCTCACGTTGGGTGGTTCTCTAATGTCTCAAATTGTACTCACTTCTGATGTTCTTGGCACTACGACAGCGGGGGCGCTAGAGTACGCTTCTCCTGTTATTTATGGCACACCAGTAGGTAACCAAAGGGGCGTTATTCCTAACGCGCAGTTCTTTCGGTTAGACGCAGATCTTGCAGGCGCAAACGTCAATACAGCACAAAGCGTGTTTAATGTTAGCGTTTCGTTATCTGCTTCAACGGTTTACGCATTTGAAGGAAACTATTTATTTTCTAAAACTGTAGGAACGACAAACCACTCTGTTGGAGTAGGCTTTGGCGGTACAGCTACCATCACTACTATTGGGTACAACGCATCAGGTTCCGTAGGTGCAACTAACCCAACTACGTCAGCCAATTACGGCGATCTCATAGGTATTGTTGTTACGCCAACCGCAGTAACGGGTGTAGTTACGGGCGCGGCTACTTTAAGAAGCGCGATACGATTAAAAGGCACCGTTAGTATTAACGCCGCAGGCACGTTTACGCCTCAGTACATTTTGTCAGCCGCTCCTGGCGGTGCGTACTCGACCGTTGCAGGTAGCTACTTCTTGATCTACCCAATCGGGGCATCTGGGTCTAACGTCAACGTAGGAACATGGGCATGAGTTCGATTGTTCTAGGTGCAGACACTCTCCTCGGTACAACGCCCGCTATCGGCTCTGTCGAGTTTGATGGCAAAGCGTTCTACAACACGGCGCAAGGCACGCAACGCGGTATCATACCCGGCGCTCAGTTCTTTCGGTTGGAATCTAACCTTGCGGGTGCAAACGTCACAACAGTGCAGAGCGTGTTTGGTGTTAGCGTCACGTTGTCTACTTCAACGATATACGCTTTTGAGGCCATGTACTACCTGAACAAAACAGCAGGGGCTACATCGCACACCGTTGGTGTTGGGTTTGGTGGGTCGGCGACACTTAACAGCATTTTATATTCTTACAATGGGTATGACACTACCGGCGCAATTGGGGTGCGCGTTGCATCGTCTACCCTTGATGTGTTTTTTAACAGCACTGCTGCAAATACAACGGCTACAGGTTCTATTGCAACGGCGGGGTTAAGCCTAACCGCAAACATTAAAGGCATTGTCAGCATCAATGGCGGCGGTACGTTCACGCCTCAGTACACGCTCTCTGCTGCTCCCGGCGGTGCGTACAGCACTATGGCGAATAGCTACTTCCTAATCTACCCAATCGGCGCGTCCGGCGCTAACATTTCCGTAGGAGCTTGGGCATGACCATAACACTTGATGGCACAGCAGGCGCTACTATCAGCGGGGATATGTCGTTCAACTCCGGCTACGGCTCCGCAGCAACGGCATACGGCTGCCGTGCGTGGGTAAACTTCAACGGCACGGGTACAGTTGCTATCCGTGCGAGCGGGAATGTTACGAGCATTACGGATAATGGCACGGGTGACTACACTATAAACCTTACGACTGCGATGCCCGACGTGAGTTATTCATTTGTTGTTAGCGCAAGAAACGACGGTGCTGGTTCAGGTGGGAATTGGAACGCGGTAGTGTTATGGGGCCGACAAATACAGGTGTAACAGTAGATAGTGCTTATGTTTGGGCAGCAATCTTCCGCTAAAAGGATAACACAATGAACCGCATTATATACCCAAACGACGAAGGTGGGGTATCCATCATCATCCCCGCTCCAGAGGCTCTTGAGACGATGACCATTGAGGAAATCGCTGCCAAGGACGTACCTGCTGGTAAGCCATTCAAGATCGTAGACGTGTCTGAAATTCCATCCGACCGCACGTTTCGCAATGCGTGGGAGTATTCTGCATGATCACGATCAACATCGACAAGGCCAAGGACATTACCAAGCAGCGTCTACGGGCAGAGCGTGAGCCACTACTTGCCGCTCAGGACGTAGCCTTCCAACGTGCGCTTGAGAGCAATGCAGACACCGCAGCTATTGTTGCCGAGAAGCAGCGTCTGAGGGATGTCACATCGTTAGTAGATACTTGCGCAACGCTAGATGAGTTAAAGAATATAACAGTGTAAGTTACGGGGTGCTATGCGAGAACAAGTTCAACAGATCGAAGATATGATGCAGGGGATGCCCCCTGCATTTTTGCCTATTAAGCACTACTTTGCCAATGGGATGTACGCCCGCGAGATGTTCATGCCCGCCGG